GTACGTCTTGTCGATACAATGCCCAGGGAAGATCTTGATAGGTCGATCGTTCAAGCTGCCCGAGTTTCGTATGGAGAAGGCACCACCAGCGTCAATAGCGATCGAGGACTGATACGCTACCTATTGCGACACGCCCACACGACTCCCTTCGAGATGGTGGAGTTTAAATTTCACATTAAGATGCCCATATTCCTGGCGAGACAGCACATGCGTCACCGTACAGCCAGCATCAACGAGATTTCCGGACGTTATTCACAGCTTCCGGACGAATTTCACACTCCCTCGGAATTTAGGAGTCAGTCCAGCGTGAATCGCCAGGGGTCCGAGGGGATACTGACCAGTCGGGAAGCCATGGTGCTCATGAGGGATCAAAAGTCTTCGTGCGAATATGCCTTTGACATCTATAATAAACTTCTCGATGAGGGAGTCGCCAGGGAGACAGCCAGGGAGCATCTTCCACTTTCTACCTATACGGAATTCTATTGGAAGATAAATCTTCACAACCTCCTTCACTACCTGCGTCTCAGGATGGACAGTCACGCCCAGCCGGAGATTCAGTTGTATGCCAATGCAATGTACGATCTGATAAAGCCACTGGTTCCCGCGGTCGTGGAAGCCTTCGAGGACTATATTTTGGGGTCAGTGACCCTGAGCAGGATGGACGTGGAGAAGATAGGAAATCAAATGAAATATGGAACCCACGAACCCTACCCTTCTAAGTCCGAGGAGAATGACCTTCTCAAAAAGATGGACATCATCGGTCTTAGATCTTTGTGACATTTCCACACAACATACACGTGATGAAGATGGTCATGGGCTCGTCGGCCGAACGGGTCTGTTTCTCCACGTAGGTGGTCTTGTATGATTTGCACTTCTTGCACTTGAACATCCCATCTGGCATGTCCTCGGCCCTGGGAGGCAGAGGATCTTCTGGCTTGGGTTCCTTGTACCAAATATCCCAAATCTCATAATCAGGAATTTTGGATATTTTCAATTCGCCCTTTTTCAGTCTATCAAGAAAGAGGGAACGATCGTTGTTCTTGATAGCGTAGATGAGATTCCTTATCCTCGCCGTGTAATACTTGGAAAAGGAAGGATTCTTCCAATTGGCCCTGGAAGAATACTCCAAGGGTGATGGATTCGTCTTGACCGCCGAGGGAATCTTGATGGTGAAGTCGGAAAACTTCTCGGAGATGGAAGAGGTTATGGCGTTGGCCCTGATGGCGTCGTCCCCCGAGGCAAACTCCTTCTTGAAAATGTCCCTCCTGGTGGGATCGACCTTGCTGAGGTAGTTCTCCCTCTCCATATTCACCAGCGACGCCAGCACCTCGGTCTTTACGCCGGCGATTCGCTCCAAGAGGCGCTCTCCCTTGCGAATCCTCTCTCGCATCTTCAAGAGGATGGCGTCCTCCGAGGGCGGTCCTTGGGGAGGGAGGGGCTTTCCCGGACTGAGGTAGATATTGACCTCGTGAATCCTTGGAGGGTTCAACATCGCGTTGTAGGCATTGTACTCCTTGTACATGTCATCGATGTCGTTGCGAACCCGCGAATAGTCTTCCTTGAGTTTATCGAGCAGATTCCTCTTCCTCGCCAGGACGAGGGGCGAGTGGCGGGTGAATACCTCCTCGGCCCTTGATGCACTCTCCCCCTGGCGATACTTCATTCTATTGCGAATGTCCAGAAACCCCTCTTGGAGATTGAGGAGGGGTGTAGATTTCTTGACCAGGTTTTTGTCGAACTGGTAGGGAAGCTTGGCCACGTATTCCTTCCACTGCTTTGACGAAGGCTTGATTATGGATTTAAGATGGTAAGTGTTGGAACAGTAATTGTTGATGTTCATCTTCCTGATCGCCCAGTTCTTGGCTCCCTTGGAAAGGCGGTCTGCGAGAGCGTTATTCACATTATCGTTCTTGGAAACAGCCACGGAATTCAGGGCATCTACTAAAAGGGAAACGGCCTTAGTCTCTATGTCGCTCATTTTTGTATCCCAGTGCAGTGCAATAATCGGTCCTGAATGATTATTTCAACTTTTTGACTTTGAGGCTCTGGGACTGTTTATTCCTTTTTACTTCGTTTGGGTCGTTCTTCAATGTTTTCTTCCCTCCACTGGAATAGGTCTTCTGGTGAAGATTCCAGAACTGCTGTGAACCCACTCTGAAATTCTTGTGTATCTTGGCCTTGTACCAGAATACGCAGTCTTCTATCCGATTGGACTTGCTGGTGTTGTCCAGAACCAGCACCTCGTAATTTTCCGTGCACGCATTCATGACCTGATTGAACATATCGAAGTTGGGGAAGATGCCGAAGAAGGATTTGTATAGCTTTTCCCTATTCTGGATTACATTCTCCCTGGCGACGAATACGTAGTCCACGTTGGCCCTTAGGTCGGGACTGAGATCCATGCAGTACTGCATCGTGAGCATGAAGAATATCTTCCAGTGCCGTCCGTTCATGAAGCACTGTCGGATGCACGTGTCTTTGAGAAATTTCTTATCGTACATGCAGTCGTCCATGAGAATGAATGCACCCACTTCCCTGGACGTAAATTCCTTCTTCCCCGGAGGAGGCTTCATATTGACCATCTTCCTCTGTCGTTCTATGACCCTCTCGATGATGTCCTTGTCATATTCTCCATAGATGAATAGATCCGGGATGAATTGCTGATACCAGTGATTTCCCTCCTCGGTGGCAGACATAACCACACCGGCTGGGAGCTGGCGCTTGTGGTATAGGATGTCCGTCACCAGGGTGGATTTCCCGGTTCCTCTCTTTCCTATGAAGACGCATACCTTGTCGTCCGCCATTGATGCGGGGTTAAATTTTTTCAACTGAACATTCATTGTTCCTATTACTTCCACGGATTTTCTTCATTCTTTTTTTAACACATCTTAGTAGGATGCAATTAGCCACAACTGGATTTCAAGATACAATTCTTACCGGGAACCCAGATATATCTTATTATCAAAAGGTTTTTACGTCAAGGGCCATCTATAAATCGGAAGTTCTCCGTCTGGCCTTCGATACCGGATGTGATTTTGGACAGACGACCCTGTGCACGCTGGGAGGAGACACCTGTGACATCATAACGGGTTTCTATATAAAATTCAGCTACACCGATGAAGTCGAACTCCCGCAGGATACCGGACACGCCTATATCGATAACGTTAGCCTGCTGGTGGGAGGACAGACCATCATTAGTCTGAGTGGAGAGTACCTGGCGATCACGTCGGACCTCAAAGATTCACAAAGAACCAGGAAGAACTACGAGAACATTCTTAGGAGGAATGCCACGCCGAGGAGCTACGGAACGGCGGTGACGGCTACCACGGCCTACGTGGAGATTCCATTCTTCGGGAAGGGATACAGGGATTCCTTCCCCCTCGTCGCCCTCAAACGACATCCAGTGCAGATAAAACTAACCATGAGAAATTCGTCGGAATTCGTCACCCCGCCGGTCACGCCACAGCTGGACCTTATCGTGCAGGCCATCTACCTCGATGGAAACCATAAGAAGATGTTCACCGATAGACCCCTCAACTACATCGTCCACCAGGTACAGGTTGCTCCTCTGGTACTGGGTAACCTCAATCAACTTCGCTTCGCCACTAAATTTGATAACCCCATCAAGGAATTTCTACTAGTGGTCCAGAACGACACGGGAACCTTTGGACCCTTTGATTACTCGTCAAGGAATTCCGATCTCTACTCTAGCTTCTCCAACGACCAGGTGGAACAATGGAAGATGTTTCTAAATGGACAAATGCTATTTGATCTGAATAAAATCAATATGAGGACAATTGAACCTTATAAACACTATACACAGACACCTTCCTATAAGACGAATGTGTATAATATCGGCCAAGGGGATGGACCCTATCCCTCTGGAACCATCAACATGAGCAGGGTGGCCAGTCAGGTATTCGAACTAAAATTGACCCCGGCAAACTTCACCAGGAAGGCGAGGCTCTACGCGACCACCCTCAATGTGTTCCGATGCATGGGAGGATTGGGAGGACTCATGTTCATTTAAAAGCCAATAATCTTCCTCCGGACGGCAGCCTCGCGCTTCTTCCGGGAAATCAGGATGCGGAGAACGCCATCGATGTAGGTCTTCTCGATATCCTCAACTTCCAGCGAATAGGCATCCGGAACCACGAAGGTGGCCCTATCCACCACGACCACCTCCCGCTTCCCGTCGTCGATCTCGATTCTGATATTGTCCTTTCCCACTCCCGGAAGGTGCACGACGATCTCGAAACGCCCGTCGTCTATTACCTTGGCATGCTTGTAGATGAAACGGTCCGTCAGCTTCTCAATGAAGTTCTTCTCTACCAGGGGGATCTCGTTGAGAACCCGGTTGGTGTTCTCGATGAAGTCGTGGAAGTCGCCGTGTCGGAGGAGGGGAATAAAGTTCATTTAGTATGTTATAAGACCGTTTTCTTTAATTCATTATGTACCAATCGTGGGGATCGATCGAACGCGTGTCGGCAATTAGGATCTGCGCGATGGTGTCGTGGAGGGGTTCCTTATTGACCATGGGGAGCACGGTGAAGGGCGTCTTCGAATACATGAAGGTCATGTGAGGGAGGTGGTCCAGTTTCATCTCGTAGCCCACGATGTCGCAGAACCATCCGCATGCGTTAAGGGGATCTCTTTGGTACTGACTTGGAATCATTGTCAAAGGTCCAAAATTCTTTACGTCATAACACTGTCCCCTATTGGTCAATGAAGGGATTTTGACGTGATTCGTGCTCAGAGTCACGTGCGGTACGTGCCTGATACCCCACCCCCTTTGAAATACTCTGTAACTTAAGGGAACTAGCCAGACTGAGTAGCCATAGCCACTCATCTTATTAACGCAATGTAAAAATATTTCTCTAATATTATAATGAAAGACTATGCAAATAGTTTTAAAAATCTAAGAAATACCGAAAAAAATCAAATTTCTTCGCTGATGAATGCGTGCAGTACTCTAACATCAAGAATTTCCACGATTCGTAAAGATATACGTCAGTTAGCAAAATATAGTAATAGTGGAGTCATATCCGAAGCCGAGGGGAAAAGGAGAATCATGCCACTCCTGAAGGAAATCAATAAAAAGACTACACTAATAAAAAATATTAGCAGAAAACGTGCTAGGATAATTAAGAGGGTCAAGACCGTGGAAAAAAACAGAATTATACGAATGGCACAAAAATTTCGTTAAAACAATATAAATTATATCATTCTAAGGAAATGGGATTCCCACTGCTCTCGCCGCGAATCGAACGCGGATCGCATCTTTACTAGAGATGAATAATAGCCATTATACCACGAGAGCCATCTCTTCAGGCTGAATTGAACAGCCATCACTTGGACTACAATCAAGGGCCCTACCTTTAGACGATGAAGAGCATCTCCCCCGCTGAGACTCGAACTCAGATTTATCGGTTAACAGCCGATCACATAAACCACTCATGTTCCAGGGGAATATGTAAGCAAACGCTTACAATTATGACGTACAGTAAATTTTTAAATTTCTAACGCGCCTTGATGAGGAAGTGCCTGGCGATCCACACGAACATGGCGACCAGAAGACCGCTGACGAAGAGGCCCACCATTGACCGCGACCCATCGCTATTCATAAACTGGGGGATCTGACTGGCCAGCTTGGCCTGAACGTCGGGGTAGAAGATAACCGATACGATAAGGACCAGAAGGACCGCCTCGTACTGCTCGTTGGTTATCCCCAAGGGGTTGCCACCGCGCCTATGGCGACGACGACGGCGATCCGGAATAGATTCGTCGTCCGAGTCCGTTTCGGAGTCCGAGTCTACGTCGCGTCGCTTCTTCTTGACGACCTGCTGCTGAGACTGATAGACCCCGGCGCCACTATCCACCGGTGCCATGTGTTCGTTCTCCATCCCTCCCGAGTAATCCAGTTCTTCGATGGGTGTCGAGAAGCTCATGCTCGACATCATTGGTCCTGTTCCTTGTTCTTTGATTTCATTATTTTTCTGCTCGATAATGTTCCTCTGACCATTATACCCAGAGTCTCGGTCTGAATTCCTTTCCTGGCGAGGAACCTTGGGCTCCTCCACGGCTGGATTATATTTAAGGGGAGTTCCACCGCCGCCATCATTATTGAAATCGTAAACGTCCATTTTATAGTAATATAACAAACCTTTTATAAGGATTTCACGCCCCCGTATATTTCACTCCCCTGACAAGTTTCATGAGGATAACTATAAGGATTGCTATCGTTATGAGATGGATGATTGCGGTGCAGGTTAAATAATAAACTAAATGTAATCTTAGTGGTCTCCACAGTTTCATATTGACGCTTGGATTATTTAAGAACATATCGACCACTTGATTAGTCAAATCATCTTCCACGTTATCCTTGGCCATGCACAAGTTTATTAAATCAAGGAAAGAGAATTTATTGGGCAAGGCGGCGCCCTGTCAGATCAATGTCGTCAGCGGGTGGTCCTCCTCGATGATTTCCAAGGAGTTGGGTTCCAGTGCCATCTACATAGGGACGGATACCCTTCGCTCCATGAATTCCACCTCGTCCTTCTTCGATTTCATAAGGCACGGAAAGATAGACGTCGTCCTGGACGAATGCGCCATGCTCAAAAATGAACTCCCGGGATGGAAGTGGATCAAGGAAAATCACGTATCCATGAATGGAATAAGGATATTCGTCCCTTGTTCGCACTCGGAATGTGCCTTGAAGGGGGTCAGGATAAACACCGGTATTAAGGAGACCGTCTCCGACACGGTGCACGAGAGGGATTCGTTTTTCGAGAACACGAGGACCTTCATGGAGAAGCTCGTGACCGATAAGGGGCAGTACGATTTCGATACCTTCATCCGGATGAACATTGACGAGCCGGGGAATAGGATGGGAATCATACAGGAGAATTACCCCAGCACCAAGGGAATAACTATGGATGAAATGCACTCCATATGCGAATTGATATCACAGGGGGACATCCTAGACAACGCCGTCTACGCCAGTCAGAATAAACAGAGTGTCTATGATATTTTCAATATAGTCGCGATCATATACCCCTCCTTCATCATAAGGAATCGCATTCCACACAAGAAGATGAAATCGGCCACCGCGTGGACCAAGGACTTCAATACCCGCCTCAAAAAGTCCCTATCCTTTCACTGGAAATATTCGGACCCCGATACCTTACAGGCCCTTCGGGAACAACCAAAACTCATTCAGGAGTATTGCACCCACTCCAAGGGAATCCACTTTATAAACCAGGTGAGTCTAGGAAAGACCATTAACTTGAAGGAAATCAAAAAATTATTAAAGGAAAGGGAACAAATATTTGTAGAATGAAGCTCCTTTACAAGCACAGGAATCAGGAGGAAGAGGAAGACGATGACGAGGATGAGGGAGATGGATTCAACCTCGACATGGTTGGCAATGATATATTCTATTCCGGAGACATTACCCCAGAGGGGATGCACAAGATGATCATCATGTTGAAAAAGCTAGAACTCAAAACCAAAAACACTATAACCATTTATATCAGGAGTGGAGGTGGCGATCTATTTGCAGGCGTGAGTGCAATGGACCACATCAGGAACTCCAAGTCAAAGATCGTCACGGTAGCAGACGGATTCTGTGCAAGTGCAGCGACACTGGTACTACTGGGTTCAAAGAAAAGGAAGATCATGAAAAATGCCCATATCCTAATTCATCAACTTAGTTCAGGAACCATAGGTAAATATCATGATATGAAGGACGAGTTGAAAAATTGTGATGCCCTTATGGGAACCATGAAACGAATCTACAAGGAAGACACCAAGCTTACCGACGAAATTCTCAAAAAATTATTCAAAAGGGATATTTATTTTTCAGCAGAGGAATGTATTGAATGGGGGATAGTCAAGAAGATGAAAAAATAATATAATACATTAGTAAATATGAATACTCGTCTTTCTGTTCAGGCAATGATTGTGGCCGCGGCGGCTGCTATGCCCACTCTGGTGGCTGCTTACAAGATGAGGTGGATTGATGCCCTCATTCTCGTCCTTTCCGGTGCCCTCTCAGTGTACAACGTCAACTGCTTGACGGCGGGTAACTGCAACATGTGGGCGTCCATTGTTGCCATCTCCTTCTTCATTATGACCGTCCTTCAGGTTATGACTCCCTCAGAGAAGTTCATGGATCTTGAGGAGTATGAGGATGAGGAGTACGAGGATGAGGAGTACGAGGAGGAGGAATATGATGAGGAAGAGGAGTAAATGAAACTGATTTCTCATATAGTTCAATACCGTGATCTCTTACGGAAATGCAGGCGCACGAGGATGATTCTACCCGATTAATATCTGGGTGAAAACCATCTTCATCGCATACAAAACAACCCTTTACGTGTTTGAAACCCCATGCACGAAAAGGAACCCGAGGAATAGGATCATTGACGTCGACGAAGCGGAAGCTATTATCGATAACGGCGTCGAAGAGTCTACAAAAGTGCTTCCCACCCACCCTGGGGGAACCGAAGGTTACACAGAAGGTCTCGATGTCACCCTCCAAGGTCTGCTCGACGTCGATGGCACACAGGGTGGCCAGGGCTCCGCCGAGGGAATGTCCGGTGCATACCACCTTGGGGTTTTTCATGAACCTGATGGTGTCGATGATGATGGACCTTCCGCTCATGTATTGAGTTAGAAATCCTGCGTGAACCTTGCACTCCTCAGGAAGGAATGGAGTCTTCACCCTGAATGTTATGGCGTCGGTGCATACGTCGTTGAGCTTATCCGTCTCGGTTCCCCTAAACACGACCCAGGTTGTGTCGTCAGAAGACCCAATGAAACAGTCCAGGCCGGTCTCCCTGCTGAAAACATATTGGAAATCATTTCCCTGCATGGTTTCGGTCCTGTAAGACTCCTTACACAACGTTGCACACTTATCTATTATAATACCACTCTCTCCCTTCATTTATTACTTGACGGGATTTTTCTTTCGTAGCGTATAGTTGTCCACCTCATCTAGCATGTGCTCCACTATATTATTCTGGATACACCAGCGGATGAAGTTGAGCTGACCTATGGTGGTCTTAATGGAAACATTTCCCACAGTGTAATCAATTCTATCCGTCCTACAAAAGGGATCGAATAGCTTCTTACTGTACCCCTCCAACGTGGATTTATACTCAATATGAACGGCAAATACCTTTCCAGATACTTCCCTGGTATAATTCACGTTATGCTTTTTTGAGAAGTTGGTCACGTACCACTCTATGGTTCTAAGAGATAAACCCTCAACCCTACGACCAGTTATATCAAGCAATTTCTGACAATTTTTGGGATCCTCGTAAAAACGATCCAAACTTTTCAGTAATAACTTCTTCTTTGTTTCCATATTAAACTAATTTGTAATATTATCTTTAAAATGAAAACATGTTTTTGCGAACACCATCACCAGATACCATTTCGTAGGGTGTCTTCTTGGAATGATTTTCACAGTATCCTCTCAGCGTCGCGGGCCTGGAACACCGCTCGTGAATACAGCCATAGAGTATGTCTCGACGAGAAAGAGACTGTATCATGTCATCCATCAGAAGACTCGGGTTATCGTCGCGTAGGGCGCGTAGCGCGAGTTGAATCCGGTCGTCCGCGTAGCGCTTCATGTTGTCGGTGGCTTTAGTCTGTAAATTAACTATCTCCTTATTGATGTCCATTCTTTTACTCATTAACTATCCATTCAAATCTTTAAATACCAATGAGCTTCATGTGCTGACCGACAACGGAGGGGTCGCAGTAAATATCGAAACCTGCCTTCCTAACCTGCATGCAGAAACCGACGTCCTCGCTGGTAAATTCCTTCATATTTCCAATGGTCTTCCAGATGGGGCGGAACCAGGGATACTCGAGGGAATCCAATACAGTCTTCCTGATCAGACAGAGTCCCAAGCCAGTGTAGTCAATCTTGAAGGGATCAGGAGGAAGGCCATTGGATTCGTCGTGAATAGTCTTCAAATCGTCTACCGTTAAAAACTGGTAAGTTCCGTTTCGGATGAAATATTCGTCGTCCATCTTGGGAACGACCGTGAAATTCTTTAGGTCCTTCATTCGGTAGAGACCGCATACCATGTCCTTGTCGTGACTTACCAGACGCTTGACCATCTCGAAGTTGAAGCGGACGTCCGAATCGATCCAGAGGGTGAAATCAAATTCCAATTTACCGTCGTAGGGCTTCTGATTAGGTCCCCTGGTTACATCACCGCCGAGGAGCTTATTGCGGACGTAATAGACATTAGGATCATAGTCCGTTGATAGAATAATCTCCCATCCCTCCTGCTTGGCCTCGAAGAGAAAGCGAATGATGTCCATCATGATCTCGCGGGCAAAGGTATTTCCAGGAATGCATAGGTTGATAGTAGGATTCATTTATCATTATCTATAATTTCCTTTTTAAACATATAAACATAGTTATTTTTAGGAAATGGATAGAGCTTGGGAACTCTTCCACAAGATTAATACGAGGAGGGATGTCTATACGAACACGGTTAATCCAGATCAGTGGGTGGAAAATGCAGAGGCCTATCACAGGGAATGGGATGCCTACAAGCAAAAGATTCCACCCATCATGAGGGCATTTCTATTTATGAATCCATTCGCCTATTACATGGAATATTGCGATAGAATGGTCACCGGTAGCACCAGGGAATTGAGGCTACCGCTGGGAGAAGGAAGGGATGCGATAATCTATAATTCAAAATTATGATTGCGAACGTTAGAACAATGAAACTACTAGGAATTGATGTGGGATACAGAAATTTGGCGCTGGTTCTCGTGGACTACTCACAGGGAGAAATTACACGCGAATTTTGCGAGAGGATAGATATAACAGAATACTGCTGCGATCACGCGTGCGAACTCGAACATACATCGCACATAGTAGATTATATAGATCACGTGGTTCAGAGACACAGAGACGTATTCGACCGGGCGGACACGATCCTCATCGAGAGACAGCCTCCCGGTGGACTGGTCGCCGTGGAATCACTTCTCTATTCAAAATTTAGGAAGAAGTCCGTCCTAATCTCGCCAAACTCCATGCACGTGTTCCTTCAGATCAATCACCTCGACTACGATAATAGAAAATTGGAGGTGGTCAAACTGGCGGGGATGTCCGGAAAGGGGAGACTTCACGATATGGCAGACGCATATCTCATGGCAAAGTTCTACATAGATACGGTTCTAAAACCCATAGAAAATAGAAATAGACCAATGGCAGACCTGGATTTGTTCAAATATTAAAGAATTAAAATCATTCTTATATATAAAATGATTTATAGACTTCTCCTGGAGAACGTCACAAAC